GTGGAAACTGCTGGGATAACAGCCCAATGGAGCGCTTCTTCAGGAGTCTGAAGAACGAATGGGTGCCGGCGACGGGCTATGTAAGCTTCAGCGATGCAGCTCACGCAATAACGGACTATATCGTTGGATATTACAGCGCACTAAGACCGCACGAATATAATGGTGGGTTACCACCAAACGAATCGGAAAATCGATACTGGAAAAAACTCTAACTCGGTGGCCAGTTTTTGTTGACCACTTCACTTCCTACCATCCAGCATTCTTTCCGGGCCCGGAGAATTGTGCCTGGTTTGAGCCCGGTAATTGCGATAAGAACGCTTTCACAAACCCATTCATTGGGAGCCAGTTGAATCACATTGCCCATGCATTACCTCACACAACACTCAGCCCACGGCAGTGGCACCACACTTCAAACATTCGTTTCACAATTTCACGGCTGTAGAAACCGTCAACATCTCGCGTCAGGTCATAGCGATTGCCGTAACGCTGGCGTACCCATAGCTCAAACGCTTTATTCATTCTTTATTTCCTTTTCATGACCCGTAATTTTTTCAGATGAGTTTCCTGTTCTGTTTCTGCCAGAATTTGTCGGTATTCCTGGTGATCGAGCCGTTCAAACAGTTCATTAAAATCGTTTATTTTTACCGACTGTGTTCGCCCATCCATTCTTCTGTACAACACAGTGTTATTTATGCAGCGAATAATTTTTACCGGGTAACCGGCACTGTCGGTATACAGTTGTCCCTGATTAATCAAAGCGAACATTTTTTCTCCTGCTCTCTGAATAGTGAGAACTTCAGAGCCGTATGTTTGTAGCGGGTTCAATACTGATAATTTCTGCTGAGATAAGCATCCCGGCAAGCCAGAGTTCTCCGGACAGGTCTTCATCCTGACATATCAGTTCGCCAATATTAATGGTGGCCATGATATCTGTTCCCCCTGTGCGCTCATCCTCGACTTCTTCATAAGGCAGTGTTGCGTACAGGCTTTCAATAGCGCAACTGATAACATCCAGTCCGGTCAGATTGCCGCCGACAGTAACTTCGAATGTTTCGCGGTATTCCCATAACCCGAAAGTTAATCGAACGGTTTGTTTTGCCATACGTCCGCATGACGTCAGATTCGGGTCATAGTTCATTATTTGCGGTTGGGCATTATGGGTGTTCATCTGCTTTTCCCTTAGCCCGGCGGTCTGCCGGGCGTATAAGTTATTTAACCTGGATAAATGGTGTACTGGCACCGCTGGTCATGTATTGCGGCAGTGTGCCGTTCCATTTATTAATGGCTTCCAGTTCCATAACACCAGGGTTCTGGCGCAGAGCTTCACCGCGTAAACGAATAGCATCGGCTTCGGCCTGGGCTTTTGTGCGAATGGCGTCAGCCTGTCCGGCAGCTTCCGCGCGCAACATGTTGGCTTCCGCTTCGCGCTGTTTTACTTCCTGTTCGCGTTGCAGGGTCTTCTGGTTTGCCGTGACTTTGGCATTAATGCTGTCGATAACGGTTGGCGGGTACTCCGGCTTACCCACATATGAGAGACTCATTACCTGAATACCGATGGGCGTCATTTCTGCCTGAATGTCTTTAAGGGCTGCATCCAGCAGCTCAGACTTGCCGCCGTCGATAAATTTGTCAGTGGTCATTTTGCTGGCCAGTCGGTTGAGTGCGTCGGCGATCTTCTGGCGCAGGTCAGTGTCGGTAATGTCATCCACGCCTTTGCGGTAGGTCTGAAACACCGTGGTAACTTTGGATGGATCAACTTTGTAGGCCACGCCAATGTGATAGCCGATGGTTGTACCGTCACTCATCTGGAAACTGAACGGTTCATCGTAGGTCTTCATTTGCTTGAAGGTGGGGAAGATGTAAACTTCAGTATTCCAGCCAGTCCAGTAGCGACCAACACCGACCACCTCACCGACGCCTTTGTCGTCGCCCAGTTTATTTACCTTGATGCCAACATTACCTGGTTCAACGCGATCGCAACCGACAAGGCCAATAGTCGGCAGAACAATGGCTAAAGCAAAAATAATTTTTTTCATCTTTTATCCTTAGTGAAAGAAAGACCCTTGTAAATGGCATAAATGCAGGGCGGGGTCAGAAACGCCAGTGCAAAGCCAGAAATAACTGCTATCGTATCCTTCATGGATATAAGGAACGGAACAAGTAATCCGTAAATACATGCGATAATTGCCAGTAAAATTACTATTGTGAAATACAGTCTCATTGGTCTGTGGTATCCCGATATTTTTAACCGACTGACAGCACAATAAAGAGAATAATGATTTCAGTTAGTGTCAGTACTGTGGCAAGGATTAAAATCAGTTTTACTCTGTTTAATTCACGGTTGCTTTTCATACAAACGGTTAGTAAAAAACTGGAAGAATTATTTTCTTCTTAATATTTAATGTGTCACTGGCGCTTCTGGCATACCATGAGTATTCAGGTCGTTAATCATTTCATCCAGAAGGAGTTCAAGCCCTTCGCGCCCCATAGCAGAAACAATGAAACCATTATCAGGATCTGCGATGAGCATATTTTGATAGAGAAACAGAACTCGCCCCATGCCTTCAGCTTCGCCATATTTTTCAATAAATCCCCATTCGACATGGTTTTGCAGGGCAATGCGAAGTGGTCCTGGGTATATACTCATGCAACCATGCTTCCCCTTATAAATAACAGCGCGATCTGTAGTTCCGTTATCGTTAGGGATATCAATGGTGCCGTTCTTATACTCCTCTTCATTAATAAATACCGTTACATACAGCCAGCGCCACTGTGCAACCTTCATATCGATAGAACAGTTTTCTAAAATCCCGGACTCATCGGCTTCTGCCAGGCACTGGAGAATGCTTAAACCGCGTGAATTTGGATAATCGTATTCACCATCATTAAGCCGCTGTACGGCCTCAATATAATCAATGGTTGTATTACCAATTTTTATGCCATGTGGCGTTACTTCTGGTCGGAACTCTGAATGATTCATAATGTTTGCTCCTTTGCTGGTGGAATAATCGTGTAGCCAGCTCTTTTTGCCATCCACAGAAATGTATCCATGCAACCAACGAATTCATTATCCAACAGATGTTTTGAGTAAATTACTTCACCATTTTCAATGGTTAGCAACACTCTTACTTTTTTATGTGTTATGTTTTGGTGTTTTTCTTCCATTGATTTATCTCCCATATGCTTTGCGCAAATACAGGCTGGCTATATGAAGATAAGAATCTCCATGTTGTGCAATGAGGCAGGCAGTTTTATACGATGCCTTATGTTTCAGGAAAGTCATAACATAATCTCCTGCGAATAAAGGTTGCAACGATCCCCGGCGATAAAACCGTAATAAACATTCAGGGAATATTTATTGTTATTGCGCTAATTCTTTTTCGGCAGCAGATTTTGCATATTCACATGCAAAATTCAGAATTTCGCTGCCAAGTGTTTTTGTTTCGTGATTACTGGACATATGTAATACCTGTGTTGCATGCAATAAATGATAAACATTTACCGCAAATGAGTCCGGCTCCAGACAAATGCCTTCATAATCATCTTGTTGTGAGGTTGTTTCTGTCATTGCTCCTGAAGTGCATGCGAGCCTGTTTTTGACAATTCTCTTTCCTCTAATCACTATATCGGCAACATCTATTGCCTTTACAACCTCCGGGAGAAGTTCCGGGTTTGTATAATCAAAGTCATCAACATGGAGAACAGTTATGTTTTCGAACTTTTTCATGGCTTCCTCAGCTGACTTATATGTTCTGCTATATAGCGAGTCTCAGAAGGGTTTTCATATTGAGACTGTTTCCGCAATGATTGATAAAAATGTTCGCATGTACCTTGAGGGGCGAAGCGGCGATTATGTCACCATTGGTATTGGTTCTTCCGTAGAAGAGCTTCGCGAGATAAGGAGCAAACTTGTTGAGATGCGTCATGGTGTTGCTGCTCCTCACTTTTTGGTTGCTCCGGAGGAGTAACCTCGCCAGTTAACAGCCACATCGGATCGCAGCCAAGAATATTTGCCAGTGGGATAAGCATACTGATGGTTGGTTCATACTCTCCGCTCTCCCACTGAATGATGATTTCTTCATCGAGATCGAGCAGCCTGGCGAGTTCGGCGGTTGTTAAGCCGCAGGCTTCGCGTTGGGGGCGAAGGTTAACCAGCCAGCTTTTAGGGAAGGATTGTTTTTGTTGTGCAGGAGAAGCCGCAGATAGAGCATATTCATGGATAAATTCCATTACCTCAATGCCCAGTTCCTTTGAGCGAGCACAATCCAGAAGATGGAATGTGCGTACAGCACTTAGCAAATTTGCAATATTTAATGCAAAGGAATCAAGTTCTAAGCCTTCAAGCGTAACACAGCCGCAGTTGATAAAATTAGTTGTTTCTGGAGTTGCTTTTAGTGTCTTCATATACCCACCAACAATTTTAAATTGAATTTAATCAAGTTATAATTGATGTTGCGATATTATGCTTTGAGAAATAGGCTGTCAAGAAAAAATTGATATCGTGTGTTTTAGGCAGAAAAAAACGGGCAAAGCCCGTTAAAATCAAAGACTAACCAAATCTGTTTATATTGAATGGTACTGATGAGATCACTTTAGACTGGATATAAAGCAGAGCTAACCCCTCTTTTTCGATGCTCCATGGTTGATAATTGGGGTTATCAGATAACACCATGATTTTGCTTCCAATTTTTTGAAGTCTTTTCACGTAGCATTCTCCATCAAAACAAAATGCATAAATGCCATCGCCATCAAAATAAGTTACTGTCTTATCAAGAAAAAGAAGGTCGCCAGGTGAGATTGTGGGAGCCATACTGTCTCCTCTGGCGTTACCTATTTCTATATTTTTGAATGCCCGATTTCCAACAAGGCGTCGGGCATATTCAGGATCAAGTTCTATTGAGCGCACTACATCTATCAAGTCACCACGGACATGAGTTCCATCACCGCAACTAAACTCAACATCAAGGACATTAAACACGACGCTATCTGTTCTTGTCTGGTGTTTCTCTTGCGAGGAAAAGGTTGGTGAGGAGTCTTCACCTAAGAACCAGGATTGTGGATAACCGCTAATCTCGGATAAATGCGCGAGCTTATCACTCCGTGGAAATGTTTTTCCTGTTGTCCAGTACTGCACTGATTGCGCACTCACACCTAACTTGCGGGCCAGTTGAGCCTGAGTCCATCCTTTTGCTTTCAGCATCGCGGCTATTCGATTTTCCGTGTTTTTGACGTTCTTCATGACCAAATCCTGTGGGTTTCTTTACAAGGATAAATCTTTACTTGATTTTAGTGTATTCGATCCTTTTGCAACTTGCATGTTAATTTAAACTTGATGTATTCTTGATTTATAAAGTTAATGTTGGTGCTTTGTTATGAAAGGAAATGATTACGACAAACTTCGTGCATTAATTGCGCAAAATGCCATAGCGCGAAATCTTGGTGTGACGCCGCAAGCGGTGAATCAGTGGTTTTCAAAAAACACAATTCCTGCTCGTTTCGTTTTACGCGTATGTGAAGTAGTTGCATGGAAGGTCACGCCACATGGCTTAAGGCCAGATCTTTATCCTCACCCTGAAGATGGAATTCCTGATTCGTTACGCAAAATTTCAAATCCAAGCTTAGCGCATACAGAGGACGAGAAGTGATGGTGGTGATATGAGCGAAAAAATAACTATTAAATACGATGGGGCAACCATTTCGATTGCCCCAATCACATTAGCGTTCGCTGAGAAGTTGTTGGTAAGCCTTAAAGGATGCGAACTGCATTCTACCTTCGGCATTGATTCCAATGCCTTCGCTTGTACACCAGGTGATGAACTCGGCTGTATCCGCTTCAACTTTAATAACTCGTTGCCCGCTTCTTTCGACACGCTTAATCAATTTTTCAGCGTCGTGTTTCCACTCGGTGTAACTGTCGGAGAGCACATCAGCATCAGTAAAAATATTTTTGAGCTCATGATACTGAATCGCATCGCGAAACCAGAATAAACCAACGGCCTGAACTTTCATGTCGAACCTCCTTTGGTTCTTTTGTTTATAGGGATCAAAAGGATAACTGAAGGAAGGTTCGGCACCAATAAGTACGAATGTGCGGAATCTTAAAAGAATTTATCCGTAAGGAGATGGCAGTGAACACCGCAATTTTTAACGACAAAGCATCCATGACCAGCGTTGAGATCGCAGAGCTGGTGGGTAGTCAGCACTCAGATGTTAAACGTAGTATCGAACGCCTGGTTGCTAAAAACATCATCCGGAAACCGCCAATGGCTGTTTCCGAGAAAATCAATAACTTAGGTTTTAAAGTTCAATATGAGCATTACCTGTTTGAAGGAGAACAAGGTAAGCGCGACAGCATCATTGTCGTCGCACAGCTCTGCCCTGAATTCACTGCTCGCCTGGTAGATCGCTGGCGTGAACTGGAAGAACAGATCCGTAAGCCAATGAGCGAAATTGAAATGGTTGCTGCGATGGCTCTTGAAGCCGTTCGTCAGCAGAAACGGATCACTCAGGTGGAAGAAAAAGTCAGCCATGTTGCCGAAACAGTTGAGCAAATCAAAAGGGGTACCATTCGTGAGGGCTATGCCGGATATCGCCAACTGAAAGCGAAAACCGGTTTGTCAGATGATAAATGCCGCAATCTGGTGAACGCCTATCAAATTCCTACAGATACCCACGAGTTTATGACGCCGGACGGATTGTTATCACGTCGCGCAATTGTTGCTGTGGAACCGTTTATGGCCGCTTTTTATCAGGTTATGGAGGAAGCAGAACCGCGAGGGACTCGCTGGTATCACCCGAAAATGGGGTTATTTCAGGTTATTGGTTGGCAGCGGTGAAAAAAAGCCGGGTAGTGACCCGGCTCGCTCAACGTTAGTAAAGGCAACCTCACAAAGAAGTAAGCCAGTAACATCCAAGAACATTTGCGTTAGTAAAAATACCAGTAAGCATATGAATGTTTCAAGCCTAAATATTGATTCTGCAATTTCGGGACGTTACACTGTCTCCGCACCTTATAAAGCGGGTGCCGGGATTGGAACCCCGGAATTGCTCGAGGCGATATACGACGCGCTAGCGTCTTTTTTATCGTCCATGCTCGCGCACGCCAGAATTATGGTGGGCTGGGCAGGGGAGCCGAAAGGCTCGCCGGTTTCCTTGAGCGCCGGTAGTTCCAACCCTGTTCAGTCCGCCACCAGCGAGCTTGGAACCTCCGGTGGTGGAAGTTTTTCACTGCTCAAGGAGGCTGCCATCATGGCTACAGTCCCAACTTCCCCATACCTGAAAATCGAAGTCGTCAACGGCAAGGCCGTTATTTTCTCCCTGCATGTTGCCTGCCACTTTAAGCGCATGCACCAGAACATCGTCGACAAAATCGAGTATCTGAACTGCTCACGCGAGTTTTTTACCCGCAATTTCATACCGGGTACTTATCACATCTATGGTGACTCCCTGCGTGGTTATTACATCACCCTTGATGGCCTGATGATGCTTCAGCTTGGGTTAAGTCTGCGCACAATGCGGTACTACGAGAGCTGTATTGAAGCATTCCATGAGGCAGAAACTAACCTGAATCACACCGCTTTCCGCCGTAATCAATGGGAGGTGCGTCCATGATTAGTTACGAAATTATTATTTCCACAACTGAATACAGAAACGATGTATCAGTTCGCACGGATACGTCTGTCTGGCACCGCCGCTATAAATCTAGGAAAACAGCGGAACGTAAAGCAGCGGAGATGTGTGAAACCATCGCAATGAAAGGCAGTCCGGTTAAATACATCACTACGGCGGAGGGGCGCCCATGATTCGTCGCGTTGTGAATTCTCTGTATCACCGATACAACCGTTGCCCCCGTGTGGGGCAGTGGTTTGCCACCAGCAACGGTCACGTTCTGCGGGTTTGCCTGGTCAGTACCGAAAGCCAGAAAGTTGTGTGTGAATTACTGGGGCGTAACTACACCATTAGCTATCCGTTGATGGCGTTTCAGTCCGGAAAAATGTTTAAACGCCTGGGAGGTGCCGTGTGAGTAGCAAAATTCTCGGTAACGTCTGGGATGCATGTGCCGCGTATGGAGTCAAAGGTGCAAAGCTGATGATCATGGCGCGTCTGGCTGATTATTCGAATGATGACGGGGTGTGTTATCCCGGTGTTGAAACAATATGCCGACAGCTTGGGTTGGGAGAAAGCACAGTAAGAACAGCAATTTCAGAGCTGGAGGCTGATGGCTGGCTGACGCGTCAGTCACGCCGCAAAGGTAATCGTAATACGTCCAATCTTTATCATCTGAATGCTGATCGGCTTGAACAGCTTGCCAGAACGGAGCGGGATAAGGTCGCAGAACTAAAACAGCAGCGCAGACTTTCAGTACTACGTGACCCGTCAAAATCTGAACCTTCAAAATCTGAACCTTCAAAATCTGAACCTTCAAAATCTGAACCGTCAGAATCTGAATGTTCAGGTGTGTTTGACCCTTCAGATTCTGGCAAAAAAACGGTTTTGACCCTTCAGAATCTGGCCCCAGATCCACAAGGTTTAAAACATGATCCGCAAGTAAATTCAAAACATGATCCGCAAGATATTGGCGCATCCGCTGACGCGTCTGCACCAGCGCGCTCTGCCCGACAGGAATATTCACCGGAATTTGAACAGGCCTGGCAGGAATATCCCAAACGTGCTGGTGGTAATTCCAAGTCGGCAGCCTTCAAAGCCTGGAAAGCCCGTCTCAGGGAGGGAATAAAACCGGAGACCATGCTTGATGGTGTGAGACGTTATGCCGCTTGGGTACGTGCTACAGGAAATACCGGCACACAGTTCGTGAAGCAGGCTGCGACGTTCTTTGGACCCGATCGTCACTTCGAAGACTTCTGGCAACAGCCAGCCGCTCCCGGAGGGGGGCGACAGCGACAGGTCGATGTCCTGGCTGGCCTGGGAGCCATGTCTGACAAATTCGGTAAATCCAGTGACAAATTGACATTCTGAGGGGACAGCGATGATGACGTTTAACCTGCGTGAACAACAAAAAAGACTACAGGCGCGAATGGATGAGTTACGGGCAGAGATTGCATTTGCTCAGAAGGGCGAAAAGCCATGGCCTTATCGTTCCTGCCTGATGCGTGAAGGTCGCGGATATTGCGAAAAACACGGTAAATACCATACGCATATACTGGTGTGGAGCGATCGTAATGGCGAGGACAGAGAAAAAATTTCATGCTGCCCTGACTGCTTGATCGCTGAGGCCAACGATTTGACCATGGAATTGTCGTCCATCAAGGCGGAAGAGCTGACTGATAACGCCGGAATTGCCCTGCGTTTTCGGGACTGCGAGTTTGATAATTATCTGGAGGTTAATCCTGACGCAGCCAGAAATCTTGCAGCCTGTCGCCGCTATGCGGAGAACTGGCCAGATATGCTGGAGAACGGCACCAGTCTTGTTATGACTGGCAGTTGCGGTACCGGGAAAAATCATCTGGCGGTATCAATGGCAAAACACATCATCCGTAACTATCTGGCCAGTGTGGAGATCACCGACGTGATGCGTCTTACCCGTGCTGTGAAAAACTGCTGGCGGAATGACAGCGAAAAAACAGCGGATGAAGTTATTGAGCATTATGCGTCAATGGATTTGCTGATCATCGACGAAGTTGGTGTTCAGTTTGGCAGCGCGGCTGAAATGGCTATTTTGCAGGAAATTATCAATGCCCGGTACGAAAGTATTCTGCCCACCATCCTGATTAGCAACCTTTCACCGGATGAGTTGTGGGCGTTCATCAGCCCCCGCATTGCCGACAGGATCACAGACGGGGGGCGCAACTGGTTGTCGTTCAACTGGCCCAGCTATCGTTCTCGTATCAGAGGTGTGGCTGCATGACAATACCAGTCTGGCGTAACGATGACCTGGAAGGCGCTGTTATTGGCGCGTTCTTTCTGCGTGGGGCAGATCCTGAAGTGATGGATATTCTGGCCACATTGCCGGCGGACGTTTTTTCTGTACGAGCGTATCGGGATATCTACACAGGTATCTGCAGACAGGCCCGTGTTTCAGGTGTGATTGACCCTGTGCTGCTGTGTAATGAGATGCCGGAACTTGCCCCGGTGATTACTGATACCGGGCGCAAAACCTGGGTGAAGTCGTCACTGGAGCACTATGTTGCAGCGTTGCGGCGCAATGCCGCATTGCGCGATGCAGAAAAAACACTGAATGAGGCGTTACAGAAATTACGTGATGCGCATACCTGTGAAGCAGCTGAAGATGCTCTGAAGGATGCGCAGAACATGATGGCCTCATTGTCGACGGGGAAGGGTATTATTCAGCCGGTACATATTGATGATGTGCTTCCGGAAGTGGTTGAACGTGTTGAATGCCGGAATCAGGGGCTGGAGAAATCCAGGACGCTGATGACCGGTATTGATGAACTGGACGCAAAAACAGGCGGTATGGAACCCGGCGACCTGGTATTTATTGCGGCTCGTCCTTCGATGGGTAAAACCGAACTGGCGCTGGATATCATCGACAAGGTGACTGAGCAGGGGCATGGTGTTCTTCTGTTCACAATGGAAATGGCGAACATCCAGATTGGTGAGCGCATGGTATCTGCGGCTGGAGGAATGCCGGTATCACGCCTGAAATCTGTCACTCACTTTGAAGACGAAGACTGGGCACGTTTCTCACAAGGAGTGGGGCGGATGACCGGGCGCAATATCTGGATGGTGGACCAGGCGAACCTGACCATTGACGAGATATACGCAACAACGAAACACCACCTGATTAAACATCCGGAAACGGCGCTGGTGGTGGTTGATTATCTCGGGCTGATAAAAACCCGGAGCACGGGGCGTCATGACCTTGCCGTGGGTGAAATCTCAAAGGGGCTTAAAGGCCTGGCAAAATCCGGCGGATTACCGGTGGTTGCGTTGAGTCAGCTCTCCCGCGGTGTGGAGTCCAGGCCCAATAAACGCCCCATGAACTCAGACCTGAAAAATTCCGGAGAAATAGAGGCGGATGCAGACATCATTCTGATGCTTTACAGGGATGAAGTGTACAACCCGGATACGCAGGCCAGGGGCATCGCAGAAATCAATATCACGAAACAACGTAACGGTTCTCTGGGAACGATTTACCGGCGTTTTTATAACGGACATTTTCTGCCTGTGGATCAGGAAAGCGCACAGATTCTTTCTACCCCAATGCAGCAGCCCCAGCCGCGCAGATACAGCAACAAACGAACTGACAGCAGTAAGATGGAGCGTTTCTTTTGAACAACCAGACAACACCTTTTACCCCTGAACAATTACGTAAACAGGCACAGGAAATGTTGCGACAGGCGGAACAACTGGAAAAAACAGGTGTAACAAAAGATGCCATTCGTCGGGATATGGTGCCAGCGCTCAGGGAACTGATGCAGGCGAAACACCGCGCACAAAAAGCGGTGGATGAGCTGGTGGATTGTGTGGCAGAGCTGGAAACCAGAGTTGGAAAGTTTGAAAAACTGGTGCAGGAGGTGCTGCGCTGATGCGTGATATTCAGATGGTTCTTGAGCGTTGGGGGGCATGGGTGGCAAATAATCATGAGGATGTCACCTGGTCATCGATTGCAGCCGGATTCAAGGGACTTATTCCTTCAAAGGTTAAATCGCGACCGCAATGTAGTGATGATGACGCAATGGTTATTTGTGGGTGTATGGCTCGTTTGAAAAAGAACAACAGTGATTTGCATGATTTGCTGGTAGATTATTATGTGGCTGGTATGACGTTTATGGCACTGGCCCGTAAGCATCATTGTTCTGATGGATATATAGGAAAAAAACTTCAGAAGGCTGAAGGAATAGTCGACGGAATGTTGATGGCACTGGATGTTCGTCTCGAGATGGATCTTGAAGTTGTTAGATGTTATTGATTAACGTTTGCTGGTAAAATTGAATAAAAAAGGGGACGCAAAAACGCCCCCAAGAGTTTAGAGTAATAAATAACAGAAGGTTAAAAAGAAAAGACAAAATGTCTTTCTTAATGCAGTGACGTGAGGGCGTCACCCACATGTTGTGGGAGATAAATATCTCCCACAACATATCTTTTTTAATAAAAAGATTTAGAACTGGTAAACCATACCGACAGCAACAATATCGTCGGTGTTTATACCAAGACCTCTGGTGAAATCATTTTTGTCAAGCAGGTTGATTTTGTAATCAACGAAAGTAGACATATTTTTGTTGAAGTAATAGGTTGCGCCTACATCAACATATTTAACTAAGTCTTGATCGCCCCATACTCCGAGATCTTTACCTTTAGATTGCAGGTAAGCCACGGACGGACGCAGCCCAAAATCGAACTGATATTGTGCAACAGCCTCAACGTTCTGAGCTTTATTAGCGACGAAGCGATCAGCAAATACCGTCATATTCTGGGTTTCAGAATAGGTAGTGGCCAAGTAAATGTTGTTAGCGTCATATTTCAGACCAGCGGCCCAAACTTCTGCATTTTTACCGGAAGCAAATACTCCAGGAAGAACTTTCCCTAGATTAACTTGAGTGTCGGTACGGTCAGATTTCGCATAAGTTGCACCAATACCGAATCCTTCGTATTCATAGGTAGCAGAGAAACCGAAGCCATCACCGTTACCTTCGGTATAGTTATCGAGATTGCTACGATCGTTTTTGCCTTGGTACTGAGCAGCAAAGTTCAGACCATCAACCAGACCGAAGAAGTCGTTATTACGGTAAGTTGCAACACCAGTTGCACGCTGAGTCATGAATACGTCGGTTTGAGTCCAGGTATCCCCACCGAATTCTGGCAAAACGTCAGTCCACGCACCGATGTCGTATGCTACACCGTAGTTACGGCCATAATCGATGGAGCCGTAGTCACCGAATTTCAGGCCAGCGAATGCAAGGCGAGTTTTATCCCCGGAAGAACCTTGAGATTCAGCACGGTTGCCTTTGAATTCATATTCCCACTGACCGAAACCAGTCAGTTGATCATTGATTTGGGTTTCGCCTTTGAAGCCCAGACGAGCATAAGTTTTGTCACCATCGTGTTTATCGTTAGAGGAGAAGTAGTGCTCGGCATTAACTTTTCCGTACAGATCCAGTTTGTTGCTGTCTTTGTTATAAATCTCTGCTGCTTGAGCAGACATCGCCATTAATACTGACGCAGCTACAGCAGAGATTGCCACTGTTAATTTTTTCATCGTGAATCCTTAGTCCTTTTCGGAACTATTATTAAAAAATATTGTCACTGCGGCCTAAATATACATCTAATCGGTATGGCTATTTCAAGATATGGAGTTTATTTAATGGTTCAAAGTGTGATCAAGATCTCGTTTATGCGTACTGGTAATTATTGACGATGTTTTTGTAATGAGAGATGCGTTTCTGAAATGCAATGAAAAGTTATTGTTTTTGTATTTTATAATGTAAATTTTTTGCGTGCTGGTTTACGTACGTAAAAATTTAAATATGATGTTAAGAGTAGTCACTTTGCCACACAGCTTAAACCAGCCGCCAAACGGGGTTTTTTATGCCCGAAAAGCGGCGCAGTACGTTAAACGCGCTGGTGGTTGCGAATACGGGTCTTTCAGCTTGCTGGCTTTTCCGACAAGAGTTATTGGTATGTCACGTTAACCAGAAAAGGGAAAAAGACATGCTAAAACAGCAGGATATGACCGAAACTGCCAGAGTGGTGTTTAATGAATTAAGCGTCACCGAACCGGCGACCGTCGGGGAAATTGCGCAGAATACTTACCTTTCACGCGAACGTTGCCAGTTAATACTGACCCAGCTTGTTATGGCGGGTCTGGCAGATTATCAGTTCGGTTGTTACAGACGCCTTCCGCAGTGAAGGCTTTTTAATTTGTGGTAATGGGCGGCTGGTGGGTGTTAGCGGCACCTGCCAGCCATCTGCTCATGCGTTGGGGTCACAAGCAAACCTCAGGCCCATCTGCTTTGCGCAAAAGCGGTATGAGCCTATCAGAGAAGTGCTTATTGATCTATGA